ATTTGAACTGACCCAGTGATTGGGACTGACGCAAGTTACCGATAGAGGCGTTGAGCTGACCCAATTCGCGCTCGGATACCTGACCCAATGCCCCGCCGGTCGGAGAGGCATCACGCATGGCTTGCAAGCGATCAAAACCAATCGACGACACGACAGTCTCGATTGCGGCTGCCACATCATTAGCGTTAGAGCCAGGCAAATTCTTCAAAACTGCGCCAGCTAAACCTGTAACGTCATCAAACGGGTTCATGCCGGACTCTTCACCAGATGCTACAGCGTTCTCGATCTTCTCGATCGCCATTAAAGCTGCATTGGTGTAATTGGCACCCAGAGGTGCGACAGGAGGCTTCATCTTTCCAAGAGCACTTTGTTGGGCGGCGGCAGCATTGTACTGATCGACAGCACTTTGCCGCTCTAGCTCGCGGTTTTGGTCCATCATTGAGCCATAGGCCTCGAGACCTGCACCATAAGCAGCGGGGCCTCCCTTTGAGGCATTCGCCATAATCGCGCCGCCAGCTCGTGCAAGCATCTCGTTAGTTCCGATGTTTTGCTTCGGCGGCACTGGTGCCATTGGCACACCGTAGCGAGCCATTGACGATGGGCCGGTTAACATAGGCATTGAAGGTGCCAAACCTGGCTGCAACGCTGGTGGGACATTGGAGGGTTGTTGTTCTGGTCCTCTCGAAAGAGCTCCAATGCCTTGCGCGGCACCGTAGAGACCTGCGCTACCTGCGCCGAAGAGGCCTAGGCCTTTTGCAGCCGCACCAAGCATGGGGATGAATTGGATTGGCATCTTAGTTACCTCCTGCAAATGGATCAGACCAGCTCATTCCGCCAAACTCACCTTGAGTGGTCAGCTTGTTTTGCTGGTTCTGTGATAAATTACCGAAGCTTGGACCGTAGTAGGATGAAGCCATTCCAGCTCCAGGCGCGGGTTTTGGGTTGAAACCACCGGCTAAACCATAGGCAGACATTGCGCCGCCAATAGCTGCAGCGGTCGGGTCAACAGTGTTAACGACAGGGTTCTGAGGTGATTGCATTTGTGCGTTGTTGAGAATGCCAGCGTTATACTTGATATACTGATCCATCTCATAATCACGGAACTGCTCGAAGCGGCTTCTCTCGTCTTGGAGCTCAGCAGCTTCACGCGCCTGTAGTGCAGCACCTGCACCCGTCATGCGGTCGCCGATTTGACCTTGCATACCGAATGCGTTGCCGTAAATCGAAGCAAGATTGTTGTTAGCCGAGACTGCATTAGAATAATCTTGGTTCTGCTGTTGAATGCTGCGGTCCATCAGTTGCTGCTGAATGTTAGCCCCGACATCAGCCCGACGATCATCGTAACCGCGCAAAGCAATTGCATCAGCAACACCAGCGCGAGAGCTGTTGGCGTTGTTGGTAGCCATAGCAGACTGGTTAATACCAGGCAGCGTCTGCTCTTGCAGTCTGCGCGTGTCATCGCGCATTGCTGCATCTAAAAGGGAACCATAGTTGGCAGGGTTGGTGGCATATGCAGTCGCGCTGGCTAGGGTCTGACCGTTTGCAGCTTGATTATACAAACTAGAAGCATTGTCAGCAAAGCCTCCTGCTGTTCGCATCATGTTACCAGGCTGATCCATGGATTGCTGGGCGGTGTTACCTAAGTAATTAAAGCCCTGCTGTGAATAGGGATTAAAGCCAGCCAATGTTTGACCTTGGTAGTTGCCAATGTCTCGGACGCGCTGGAGCTGATCCTGCGATCCTTTATACATTGCCTCGACATAAGGTTTAGACAAGTTAAAGCCAGCCATTTGGTTGCGTGAGGCTGCTTCTGCGGCATCTCCTTGCTTCTTTGCCCCATACATGGAGGCGGCTCCACCTACTACGGCTGCTGTAATTGCAAAACTCATTTGCTTTCTCCGATTTTATTTATGAGAGCCTCTATGTGCTCGGTTTGCATTGGAGTGAGCTCGAGATCATCGAAGCTCTTAGCCAGGACCTCACGTTCAATCTCATTAACGTCAAGATTGTCGGTTCGATGTACCGTAATCAGAGTACTGTCCTCATGCGCGTATAAGATACGCTTGGTTCCGGCCAAAGTTATGCCATTGTGAGGGGCCTGTATCCGCTGCTCTCCATCTTGTTCTGTTATTATCGACAAATCACCCTTGGTAATGAAATAGGGGTGGTTTCTGGCGTGTATATGACCGACAACAATTGTGCCAGCCGCCATGTCCATCTGCCTTATATACTGACCATCCGCAAAATTATGCGTAACAGGTACCATCGCAGCCATTGCGTTGTGCCCTAGACGGTCGTCGCTCTCTTCTACTGCCCCCTGGAAGCGCATAAGCGCATCTCGGAAGGCTCCCTGGTCGGCCTTATGCTTAAGAAATGATCTGTACTCATCACCGAGGGCTAAAGCCGGTGCCAGGCGGTCTATACGCCGACCCATGCGGTGCCGTTGTAAACCATTAGGCCGGTAGTGCCGTTTCCTAATGGGTCCCAAGGGCTAACGGCGTAACGCACCATGCCCTTCAAAGGGTTACTGGGGGCTTGGTCAGCCACTTGGATTGAAGCCTCAGCGGCTTGTCTCGCAAACACCTCAATCCTCTGCAGCTCGTCTTGTATATAACGCCGAGCATCGTCTTCGCTGAGAACTGGGTATTGCCCACGAGTGTAGTTATTGACGATCAAGTCTTGCTTTTCATTGATAGCCATATGTTACTACCTCCGTCCGGTGGCGGTGACTTCTAAATCAAAGCCGCTGAACTCAAAGTCTTTCTGATCGGAGACTGTAATCTTGTAACTCAGGTATCGACCGGCAGCTCTGGTGTCGATCTTGTAGTCAAGGTTCAGATCGAAGGTGACTGCGTTGTCGTAGTTGGGTGTTCCGTTAGGCACATCCGCAGCCCCGAACTGGAACGACAGAGTAGTGTCGTCAGTGTTCTTTGTCATAGCCTGAGGGTAGATGCGGCTAATGTTCTTATAGCCTCTCAGCTCGTTCTGAGCCTCATCTAGGTCAATGCCTACACGCTCTAAGATGGCAGGTTTGTTAGCCTCGGTGTCATAACTAAAAGACACCTGACCATCATCAGACAAATCCATGACATAAAGCTTATTACTTGTAATACCGTTGGCAGAGCTGCTGGGGCCTACAAACACAGAGTGACGAGCAAAGCTGTCTTCCTGATCGTAGTATGAGCCGCCTACAGTGTTGTAAGTTAGTCCGGAGGCCGTGCCGTAGGTTTCAACTGTGTTGACGTTAGCCAAGCTTGCTGCAGCCACATCAGGCAAATCGGCAAACGACCAGGTATTATTCTTATAATTATACACGGCAGCTCGGTTGCACCGATCCGTATTAGGAAAGCCGACAAGCTCGTCGCCCGACACATAGCAGAAGTAAATCAAGTTTAGCTCTGAGCTGTGGTGTACGAAGCACCTGTCAGCTTTAGAGGCGTTGAGGCCTTGGTAGATGAACTGTTTAACACGCTCGTCGCATATAGACTGCTTAGATGTAGCGTCATGGACGTATATGTCTCGGGGGCCAAAAACGAAATGCTTTCCGTCAACTTCTGTGTAGCAATTCTGGTTAATCATACCGCAGTCAGTGTAAAGCTTACGGAAGTTGTACAAGAAGGTACCGCCGGTAAACTCCATCAGCCAAACTTGCGTGGAGCTGTAGATTATGAAGTTGGAACCGAGAGTGCCGCCATCAACAATAGGTGTATCCATTTGCACTAGGTCGTTAAAACCTGCTGAGGCGGTGGTGTCGCTTTCGTCCCATGTAGTCGGGACAGTGTTCGACAATGTAATGTCGGAAAAACGCACTCGCGTAGGATACGAGGTTGCACCCTCTGTCGTGTTCAAGGCAATCAGAACGTCACCAAACGACCGCAAAGATTCACAGCGGTAGTTACTAGGCCAGTTGTTTAAGGCAGCAAAGTTAGTGCCACCTGGGCCTCGGAAGCTGGGTACTTTGTCAGGGCGATTGACGTAGGCCACATTCGCCAACTGGGTAGACGTAAAGGAGCGGGGGTCTACATTCGAGGATATGGAACCAGAACGATCATTCATACTGCCTGAGACGTACTCGTGCAGTTGGTAGTCATCAGAGGCGACAACGACAGTGTCAAAGCCTGTAGACGGAACGATACCAAAGCAGAAGCGGGGTGTAAAAGCCAGGTTAGGAAGCATGGTCCGAAAGATCGGAGACCGGCGAGCCTTGCCCTCATCGAAGCGGATGTTAACCGACCGCGAGAAGGCATTCAAAGGAAGGTTGTATGGGCTTACATCTGTTACCGTTCCGGCACTGCCTAAGTCTCGGATGGGTAATATAGCCATGGGTGATTAACCTTCTATTAGCTTATCTTTCAGGGTCTGAGGTGGAAACTGGTCAGCCAGTACCTTTAGATTGTCTTGGTTCGCCTTCACCACTTCATTGCGAAAGCTTTCTATCGCGGCTGTTGATTGATGTGATTGCTTGCCGTTCTCAATCATAAGAACAGGCAGCATTGCCATCGAGCACCCCCACTCGGCTATCTCTTCGCCTGTCTGGGGATGTGTGCCGCGTACCTCGATAAACCATCCGCACTTGTGTTGGCGGCATGGCTTAAACTTATCTAGTGGGCAGTTGCTCTCTACTTCTAATCTCATGACTAATCAGCTCTTAGTCGCGACAATCACATCGATGTACTGAACATCCATCGCAATCGGGTCGAGGGTTAAACTGCCGGAGAAGCCGTGACTGTGAGATGCGCCGCCGCCTCGAGAGCCTGTGTCATCCGTTCCGACTACAACATCGTCAGACGATCCAGCGTTGTAAGCCACACCAGTATCTGAAGGGTCACGCAGGGTGATTGAGTGGGTGTGAGGGGGTATCTGGGCAATCGTAAGCGTATGACCCGCTACAGTACCTGTCATGGATCCGGTGATGGAACGAGAGCTTGCCAGGGCGGTGGTGAACGACTGAGAGCCGCCGGAGGTCAAGGTTGCTGCATTG